TATATTGCCATCTTTTAAATTTGATATAAAATTAGATCCTAGCGAAGAGGATATTGTACACGTTTGGCGTAGTGTCAATCCTATTAATGGGTTAGAATATGGTTACGGTGGAATTAAACTTCTTCCTACAAAATTAACTTTAAATATGGATATTGACAGTCCAGATATGACTACCAGTATTAGTCCTAGATTTAAAGTAATAGAAGAAGTTAGTAACATAACAGTATTCAATACTGATCCGTTAAGTACCTGGCGTAGTAGTTTTAGAGAATGTGCCAAATTAGCCAGCAAAGCAATTCACGGTCAAATTGATGACGAAACAAACCATCGACTAGATACTTGGAGATTTAATAACAGCCGAGAAAAGTTTTCTGAATATTCTAGAGGCGGTGCAAGTGCAGGCGAATGGTACGGAACAACATATAAAGATGACCCTGAAGCACTTGCAAAAATTAATGATTGGGATTGGTTAGAAGAACAGTTCAAAGTGCATATTGAACTGTTTCCTCCGGAGACTTTTAAATAAGATCTGTAGTCATTGGGAAGATCTTAGCTATAACTTCGGCACAAGCGATAGCAACTTCTTGATGCTCTTTTTGTGTACCGTTTGAACTACGCAATTCAATAAAATGAATCCAACTGCGTAGTGTGCCATTCATATACAAACGACTTTCAATAAGTCCTTCTGGCAGTACAGCACGAGCTTGTTCTTTGGCAATACCTTTACTAACAGCCCATTCGTATGCATCACGGCTTTGTTTAATAACTAACTCTTGCATACGTTCCCATTGATAAGCAAGAAAACGATCTTCGTCGTTATTATGAATATCAAGCTCTATACTGTTTTGTCTATTTTTGGTATCTTGCTTGCGAGCATCTCTAAGTACAAAGTTGAGATCCTTTGTTGGGTCAGCATAACGTTGGCTGAACTCTTGAAAGCTGAAGCTTCGATGTCTAAGGATTTGTCTTGCGATATCTCTTGTAGTAGTAATCTCGATGCAGGCGGACACCATTTCGAGAGGACTCCAATGTTGGTGCTTAATAAGATATCGTATGAGTTTTTCTGAGGTTTCTGTATTAAGCTGATTGCTCGGGTTACTGACTCTTGCACAGTAGGCAATGAGTTCTTGTGCATCCGAGATTCCCATGCTAGCGAATTCTTCAGTTGGCTGGCTGTAACTAAGCAATTTAACATTCATTTATAACTTCTTTTTCTTAAGGAATTTTTGAGTGCTACGCTCGATGTCTTTTTTAACCCTAATAGTGTCTAGTTTAAAATCGACATCGATTATTTCACTTTCGTAGCGTTTAACCATTTCAGATAGATTCTTTTCAAAGGCAGTCCATCCTTCTCGTTTAACTTGATTAGTTATTTTAATTTCCCAAGTTTTGCCATTTTTAAAATTAATCATAACTGCATGTACATACCCAAGAGGTAGTACATTTAGTTTGATATCGCCAAACACTTCCGGCCAATTTGCTATGACATCCTTGGGAAGTACTTTTCCCGATGATGTCACGATGCGTCAGTTACCTTGGTCTTCTTTGCTGTAGGTACTAATGCTTCTGCTTGACGTCTTAATTCAGCCGCTTGTTTGCTTAAACGATCAGCATCACTTCTAAATTGTTTAGCTTGTTCTTCTGGTGTAAGCGTTACATTAGCACTTATAGTAGGTGTAGTGTCAATTTTTTCTTCTACGACTGGAGCTTCTACAGTTTTAGATGCAGTAGGTTCTGCAGAATTTGATTTAAGTGATAAATCGTCAACTGCAACACCGCGTTGTTCAGCAATAATTTGATTTAATTCTGACAACACAATACTACCTGATGTAGTAGGAGTCATTTCTACTTCGCTAGTACCTAGCTTAACTAAACGACCTTGAGCATGTAATGCCGCTAGCATAATACTGCCATCGGAAAAATTACTACGTGCCATTACTTCGGCAAACTCGTAGGAACTTTGCCCAGCATTACTTTCTACTAAATTGATTAAACTATCGTGATAGCTATCTGGTAAATTTTCAGTTGGTACAATTAGGCAACTATGTGCATCGCCTGGCAAAGTACGATATACTACAATACATTTTTTCTTTGTAGATATAACTCTGCCTACATGTTTGAGTTCGGCCATAATATTATCCTTGAGCTTTTTGTGCTTCAGCTTGTTTTTGAACCTGATCTAAAAAAGCAGATAGTTTGTTATAAATCGTACCAACTGCTACCATTTCATTTGGTTTAAATGCACCGCGTGTGCTAGCAATATCAATAATGTTTTTCATTGCAGCCAAATCGTTAATTGTTAAATCGTTATTTTGATCTTGTTGTGCAGTATTAGTTGGTTGTTCTTGTGTTGGTTCTTGTACAGTATCAGTCATATGTATCTCCTTTGAAAAGTACTAATATAATTATCTTGTTTACAAAATAGGACAAGCAATCGTGAAAAAACTTAACTCTTTTTCTGATTCAAAACCAATACGTGTATTATACACAATAGTATTGGAATTATCTAAACCTATGCCTTGTCCTATGTAATACCGATTATTTAAGTTTTTGCTAATCCAAGCATCTAAAGATTTGATTAAAGTAGGATTATATTTGTTTATAGTTGTATACTTAAAATGAGGGCAGGCAAAGTCAACCCTCCGTAAATTAAAGTAATTTAAAGGATTAGCTTTGCCCGCTTTTAATGTCATGCTACTTCTTTAACTTGTTCGTAATAAGCAAATTCCCCGAATGGAGGAACAATCTTATCATTGCCGTGTATGATGAATACTGTATCGCAATACAATTCATCACCCCATGAACCAAACGGATATCCGTCAGTAAACATGATAAACTTCTTAGGCTGAATATCATTTTCTTTCATGTATTCCCAGTTAGCATCAAAATCAGTTCCACCACCGCCCATTGGTTCATAGCTATCAAACTCATCGATATTGTAACCGTCAAAGTCTGCTTCGTTATACACTCGAGTATCAAAACACCAAACTTTAATTTTAAAGTCTTGATATTCTTGCATAATGCCCTTAATTTCACTTAAGAAGTCTTTGGCTTGTTCATCACCAATAGAACCTGACATGTCAATAGCTACACAGATATCAATTGTTTCTTGAAATTGAGTGCCTGGTAGAATTGCGTTCATATGCCAACCCTTACGATTAGGACGCATGAATGAATAATCGTTTTTAATAGTGCTTTGGATTTGTTGACGTAAAATTTCACGCCAATTCATTTTAGGCTCTGTAAATTCTTTAATCATGCGTTGTACACTAGCAGGAGTGTTACCAGCACCTGCGGCATTTGCGGCTTGAATTGTAGCTTCACGAATCTCGTCACGAATCTGTTTTAATTCTTCTTTAGTGTACTTTGGCTGACCATTTTTGCCATCTTCTCCCCAGTCAATGTGCTCGTCCAATAATTGTCCAAGTGCATTGAGTTCATCTTCGTCCATTTCATCAAAAATTTTGTCGTAGACTTCTTCTGCGCCCATGCCATAATATTTAGGATCATGGAAAATTTTAATATCAGGAATTTGATGATCGCCGATACGGTCACGGACTAATTGTCCGTTTACACAATAATCAGCGGCAATGTTAAAAATGCGCGGATTACGTCCTTCTCGCCGACCCATATGATCGAATACATTATGCAGAATTTCATGTGCAATAACAAACTCGACTTGTTTAACTGTTAGTGGATCGAAAAATTTACGGTTAAAGAAAATAGTACGGCCGTCTGTAGCCGCAGTAGGTAACCAATCGCTAGCTTCTTGTATTTTTAAGCGTGTAGCCATATTACCGAAAAACGGATGACGAAGTAGTAGACCCACACGGGCTACAATAATTTTGTCTATAACTGGATCTGCGTGTGACATTTATGCTCCTGAATTGTTACTATGTATATAGTATAACACCTCCCGAAGGAGGTGTCAAATAGTGCTAAACCAAATTATTTTTCTGTAGCTTGGCTAATGTACTTGCCAAATTTGGCATGGAAATCATCAAAACATTTGATTTCGTCTGGATCTAACGGCAACTTGTAAGTTGACAATGCTAGTTTAGTACCCATAATAACCAATTCTGTTTCAAAATTATCCATAATAAATTGGAAGAA